CAAGGATTGAAAATCCTTGTCTTCCTCGACTGCGATACTTGATGGGTATTGCAGGAAAGGAGGTCTACGCCCATGCCTTTTCCCTCATCGCGAAAGAGACATAATTATCAACTCATTTTCGTTCCCGAGAATGGGTTTATAACTATGACTCCGGTTCAGCATGAACCGAGTCCTAGTCCAGACAACTACTTCCCTTATTCAGTTCGTAAGTTCATTCCCAATGCCAGTTATATACTGGATGAGATTGGACCTCGTTTTGATTCGGGTCGTCGTGTGGGTCATTTCCCACTTAGGCCAGTCTTTCATTTGAAAGCTGATCTTTCTGGATTCAATAGGACATACATGAGGACATACGAGATAGTTGACGGTACTTTCCTTACGTTTGACGAAGGACATATCTTCAACTTACCGTATCTTCCCGATACGGCTCTGTATGATATAATCGGCAACGCAAGCGTCTTAAACGAAGCAACGCTTAGTTTAAGACTACCTTCTTCTATCCAAAACGATCTATCTGAGCAAGCATGGAATTACTTCTCAGATATATTGCCAGCACATGTTTCCGGAGCGGAATTTGTGCAAGGCTTTCTCCAATTCAAGGAGTTATTCTCCGTGATTGGTGATAGTATTGGAAAGACCATATCTGGTGGTTACCTGAACTACAAGTTCGGTTGGGAGAATCTCCTTTCCGATCTTGATGGTGTCAGTGGGATGGGCCAAGAGGTACTAGACCGCTTAGCCTTTTTCCGTAACACTTACGGGATCCCCACGAGACTCGGCTTCAAAAGAAACCCACACTACACCCCAACGGGTTTAGGTGGGATCTATGGAGGCGAGCCTCACAGATATGAATTATCCCTTCATTCCTATAAGGCCGTATTTCGAGCTACTGCGTGGATAACGCAGACGCTCAGTCATATGGACGGTATAGAGGGATTTTTGAAGGTACTGTTTGGTGCTGTGGGATTTAACAATCCTGTCAAAGCTCTTTGGAATGTAACGCCATTGAGTTTTGTCGTGGATTGGTTCTTTAATATCTCACAACATTTGGATGGCCTTACCCGCATACAACCTGCACAGGGCTGGGACGTCAATGACGTTTCTCAGTCTGTCAAGTATGAGTGGGTGTGGTCATACAAGCATAAGAGCAACTACGCCGCGAGTTCTTACTCGCCCGTTGAAGTTCTTATTCCATGCAGCGCTTACGCACGTCGCGTTGGGCTTTCCTACCAGTGGGAACTGCTGAACCCTGCTGGTCTGTCAGACACTCAGCTAACTCTCTTAGCAGCCATGTTTCATCAATTTGGCTAGCTAATACAAATTAACAGGAGTCAATCCAATGGCCTTAGCCGATACAATTACAACGGACGACGCCGATGGAACTGATGTAGTTTACAACCTTACTGGTCGTGATCTTACATCTTCCACCCGGCGTGCTACAACCGGTGACTCTAATTCCGAACCAAAGGGACTGACTATAAAACATCAGCCTCAAGGTAAGGGAGTCGCCGCTGCCGATCGTCACAACGTCGTCTTATATAAGACGTTCGAAGACTCGATCGGTGTCCCCCGGACCGGACTCGTCAGTGTGACGATCGTCCAACCCCGGGCCGCTGAATTTACCGAGCAAGTCATGAAGGATCTCACGGCCGAGGCTGTGAGTCTTCTAGCTGGTCGTAGCTTCTCTGCTACCACCGGGCTCGGTTCGGATTCAGTGATAAACGCGCTACTTAAGGGTGAAACCTAATATACACTTCGATAAGGAGTGTATCGGTCTAATCATTAAGGTTGCGTCTACACTGTACGCCCTTTCTAGGGCGGCATACGACCTCTACCGATTCTTTCGTTAGAGATCTTACTAGGCAAAGGAGTTGATTGGCCTTGGAAGGAGATCCTTATGGATTCCTCGAAAAGCCAAGTCTGCTTCTATGTAGACCTGTTAGAGCAAATGCTCCGCTGCAACCCATTGGGTGCCGCGTCGAGAAATTCCCTTGAACGTGACATTTCGACTTGTCGTCGGCGTGTCGAATTCGAGGGGTTGTCTTTCCTTACGAAAACCTTACCAAAGCTTGGTAAGGCGCTCGATAAAGGGCTGACATCGGCATTCTTCTCTCTTCCACTTGAGTTTCGAAGCTCAAGTCGAAAGACTAGTATACCCGCATTTATGCAGGCGTACTTTAAGAATGTTTTCGATGCACATGGTGCCCTCCGGGACGATGCAGATGCTGACTCAGTTGAACACTTGAGGCAGTGCCTGTATTTCGCGTATAAGCTCGAAGTGCCATTTCAAAGGGATCAGATCGACTCTGTTCTAGAGTCGTTCATATCCTCTGATGGAGACTTGGAGCTTTCTCTTGATGAACATGCGACCCAGATTCTGGAATTCGCCTCTGTCATCACTGAGGAGATCTTTGGAGACTTCGATCCCAAAGATATCTCTCCGCGACATGGTCCTGGTGCCGTTGCAACTGGTGAACGACTCGAAGATAAATGGCATTTTCGCCGTTTATACGACGTTATTCATCAGATGTATCCCTACTACGATTACTTCGTAGCGGGGGGAGCCGTCGAACTTATAGATCGATTGGAATGGTATCGTTCCTTGGTAAGACTTGATCAAGGTCAAGCCAAGGTTGTACTTGTTCCAAAAGATTCTCGTGGTCCGCGACTTATTTCCTGTGAACCGCTGGAATACCAGTATATTCAACAGGGCCTAGGTCGAAAGATTGTTTCTCACCTTGAGAGCCATAAGGCTACGAAAGGTGTGATCAACTTTGAACATCAGGCAGTCAATCAGCAGATTGCTTTATCGAGTTCGCTTGATAATGCATATTCTACAATTGATCTGAAGGATGCTTCCGACAGGGTGTCAGTTGAACTCGTTAGTAGGGTGTTCTCTCGAACGCCTCAACTACTCAGAGCTCTGCTGGCTTGCCGAACGAATGCTACCAAACTTCCAAGTGGAAGTGTAATTACTCTGAACAAATATGCGCCGATGGGGTCAGCTTTATGCTTTCCCGTTGAGGCCTATATCTTCTGGGTATTACTGGTCGCATCTATAAGTCGTCGCTTCAGGCTTTCACGGCATGAAGTGGGACGTACTGTGTTCGTCTACGGGGATGATATAATCCTCCCCCGCGATGTTGCACGGTATGGCATTCAAGCGCTTGAGTATTTCGCCTTGAAGGTGAACTACGACAAGTGCTGTATCCAAGGTCCGTTTCGTGAGAGTTGTGGCATAGATGCCTTCAAAGGGCAAGTTGTCACTCCTCTTAGGTTACGCTCGCTTTGGAGCGGACGCAAGTCTGATGGGACGGCCTACGCATCCTACGTATCCCTAGCCAATGCCTTTGAGGCGAAAGGTTATGGGATGTGTAGCGACTTTCTGTGGAAAGAGCTTGAAAAGACCTATGGAAAGATTCCATATGGTACCTCTCGAGCTGCCTACCCGTGTAAAGTCGTAGCCGATGCTGACGAAGCTGAAGAGTTGAACTCTCTAGCTTTCAAGCGTAGGTATAGCCGTCGCTACCAACGATATGAGTTTCTTGTGCTGAGGTTGATACCCCGACGCAAGAAAAGTAAACTCATTGGTTGGCCTCGCCTGCTGAGGAACTTATTGTCCCCCAGCAGGGATGATCCATCGACAGTGGTTGTGCCTCGATCCACTATAATAAATCGAGGCTGGACAGCTGTGTACTGATCAAGTACACGCGATGCACGGATCAAATACCGTGCCCCGGCG